GTACAACAAGCGCAAGAGTTAGACGCGCTACGCCAAAGTTTTGCGACAAAAAATGAGATTGCACGACAAGGGATGTTTGCGCGTAAAGCCATACTTGATAAAGGATACGCAAATAATCGCATGGCTGAACAAGAGTATATTGATAAGTCATTACAAAATGAGATGCTATATAGCGCAGAAAAACTAGCAATACAGCGTGATACAATAGCCGAGCAAACAGCGATAAAACAAACAGAATTAGGCATGATGTCAGACATAGCTGGTAGCATACTTGAATTAGCTAGAAAGACTGGTCACGAAAATAACGCTATTGCACAAGCGGCTTTTGTTGCTCAAAAAGTTATTGCTATTGCACAAGCGGCGTTAATGGTAGAACAGTCAGCGATTGCAACACAGGCAAGTTACGCAATGGCAGCGGCTTTTACTGCAAACCCTGCCTTGGCGTTTGCTGGTACAGCGCACGCAGCAACAATAAGGGCGTTAGGTTATACAAATATCGCTCTAATGGGGGCTATTGCAGGGGTTGATATTGCAAACAATATGAAAGGCGCAAGGGCGATGGGTGGCGATGTACAAGCAGGTAATAGCTACTTAGTGGGTGAGCGTGGAGCGGAAATTATCACAATGGGTGGCAATGGCCATGTTACACCTAACCACAAATTAGGCGGTGACACTAAGGTCACAATCGTTAACCAAACCACAGGTAAAATTGATAAAGTAGAAGAGCGTAGAATGCCTGATGGTGAGTTAATTTTAACTATACTTGAGACAGTGGCAGCGCAAACTTTAGACCCTAACAGCAAGATTAGCCGAAACCAAGCAGCCGCGTTTGGCTTACAACGGAGACGTTAAACCATGCCTACCCCAGTTTTACCGCGTGATTTATACCCTGTTACTTCGCCTAGTGGTTACAGCTACGCAAGCGCACAAGGCGTACACATGACACAAGTCGAGGGTGGCTTTAATCGCTATGCTATGGATTTTGACAGGGGTACAAGGATTTACAATGTAGCTTTAGCGTGTACGGCTAGCCATTTGCTAGTTTGGGAGTTATTTTATTTACACATTATTAAAAAAGGCGCGTTAGCGTTTGAGATGCCACTAGATAGCGGTACAGGCTTAGAACAGCATTTAGTGAATATCATTCCAAACTCTGTAAACACAACCGAAACGGACGGTAATAACTTCGTAGTGACTTTTCAAGTCGAGGCAGAGTCTAAAATATATGATTTTACTGATGAAGGAGCAGAGGCTATATTGTCGATATGGGAAACTAGCGGAGACGTGAGCGAGTTTTTAGACCGTTTAGCATTATTTACACTTGAAGAAACATTGGTGTTAGTATGAGTTTAGACGTAGAAGCAAGACTAAGAGAGTTTTTAGCAAGCGCACCACAAACAATCTATATGATTGAAGTGATAAGCATAGCGCACTCTGATTTAACACAGACTTATCATTTGTGGCGTGAGCCTAGCAATGGCGGCGTAGTAGATGAAGACGATAATGTGTTAAGTGTGCGCTCAACCAACTTTACTGTAGCATTGGCAGGTACTCCCGACAACCTAGACCAAAAGTTTACGATTAATATCGACACGACAGACCCCGATAATCTACTAAGAAAAGAGTTAGATAGAATCCCTTTAGATACTACAGAAAAAATACTTTTAACATATCGCGCCTATTTGTCCGATGACTTAACAGAGCCTCAAGCGGTGCAAGTGCTGCAAGTCGAATCCATTGCATATAATCGCGGAACAGCAACAATCTCAGCCATTGCACCCAAGCTTAATGTTAATCGTACAGGTGAGCTTTATACGTTTAGTAGATTCCCAATGTTGCGTGGCTTTTTATGATTGAGCGATATATAGCAAAGCACTACGAATGGCCGCCATGTTGGCAGTTGGTTGCAGACGTTTACATTAACGAGCTAGGATTATCGCTTGATGATTACACACCAAAAACAGACTCAATGCGCGATGTGGCTAACGCTTTTAGACTAGCATTGCACAATAATAAACATGGATTTACTAAATATGACCAACCAGTCATCTATGACGTTGTGTTGTTAGGTAAAAATAAAAAAGTCACGCATTGCGGATTGTTTTATAATGATGGCGTATTGCACAGCTTAAAAAACATGGTGATATGGCAGCCATTGGCGCAAATTGCCGATGATTATGGGCTTATTGAGTATTATCGTTATGACTGTAAAAATTAGTATTTATGACCATGTTTTTAAAAATGCAGAGCCTGAGATTGTCGAATACTCTAGTGTTGCCGAGTGGATACTAGATAATAAAAAAAGACTTGTTAATTTTGCTGTTTTTAACGGTCAGCCAAGCAATGAGACAGATATTACAAAAAACGTAAACGCGTTAATGAGCAACACGGGTGAGTATGTTGTTTTGATTACGCCTGCCGCGCCTGTTATTGCATTTGCTGCTGTTTATTGGGTTGAGATTGCAACTGTTTTAGTTATAGCTGGAGCAGGATATGCACTTTATCAAATATCTAATTTAAAAACACCAAGCAACTTAAACCGCACGCAACAAAGCCCGAATAACTCACTTGCAGGGCGCACAAATGAAGCACGTGTATTGCAGCGCATAGAAGATATTTACGGCCAAGTACGTGCATATCCAAGCCTTTTGCAGCCTGTTTACTCTAAATACATTGATAATGTGCAGTATGAATACAGCTATATGTGCATTGGTCGCGGGTGGTATGCAGTTAATGATGTAAAAGACGGAGAGACGCTTTTAAGCGAAATTACAGGGACAAAAGCCGAGTTTTTTAATCCTTTTACTTCACCCAATAGCGGCAGCCCATTTTTAACGATTGGCGGTTCAATCAGTGAGCCTGTTTTGACTGTTAAAAAATCAAACAATGTTGACGGTGCGGTATTGCAAGCGCGGAATCAGTTTTCGCTTGCAGAGACTGACTTATTAGATTTTTACAAAGCATCTACGATACCGAGTTCTTACGACAGAATAGGGGGTATTAGCAATGAATTATATGACAATATCTCTATTGGTGATGTTTTAACAATATCTGGCAGTATTGGATATGACGGGGTATATACAGTTAGAAACAAATTAGGCGGAACAAATATACTAGAGCTAACCACTGCCACATTTTCTTCGACATCTTCAACAAATGCGACTATCACTGTCACAACAGGAAATCCTGAATGGACAGACTGGGTAACTTTAACAGATACAGATATGACCCAAATATGGGTTAATTTAATAGCTCAACAGGGCTTGTACTATCAAAATGGCGACGGAAGCTACAATTTAACTGTTAATTATGAAATACAATATCAAAAAGTAGTTAGCGGCACACCAACAGGCAGTATTTATACAAATAGCGGCAGCATGAGTGGACAATCACCTTCACAAGTTGCTAAAACAATCGAGATAACAACAGGTTGGCTAGGTGCAACAAGAGTTAGAGTTAGACGCTCAAATGACCATGATTTTGGTTTTGCAGGCAATGTTGTTGATGAGATAAAGTACGAATCATTAAGTGCTGTTACACTGATTACTAATAGCGATTTTGGCAATGTAACAACAGTTCAAGTGATAACTAAAGCAACTCAACGCGCATTATCATTAAAAGAGCGTAAATTAAACTGTTTAGTTACTAGAAAGTTACCGACATATAACGGCACAACATGGAGTGGGGTTTTTGATACCGACGGCAGTGTTTTAAGTGGGACGATTGCAGCAACAACATCATTTGTAAATATTCTAGCTGCAATCACACAAGACCCATTCATAGGACGACAATCACTAACAACAATCGACCTTGCCCAAATTTACGCTTTGTATAGTCAAATAGGTGGTTATTTTGGATTAGGTACTGAGCCGATGGCTTTTCATTATACGCTTGATAGTGACAATATCAGTTATGAAGAAACCATACGAATGATTGCAAACGCTGTATTTTGTATTGCTTATCGTCAAAACGGCAAGATTAGATTTAGCTTTGATAAGCCACAAACAGCGAGTACAGCATTATTTACTCACAGAAACAAAAAACCTGCTAGTGATGTTATTAGCCGAAGATTCGCGGCTGATGATGAGTATGACGGGATTGAGCTAACATACAATGATAATGTTAGTGATGCTCAAGAAGTCATAAAATTGCCATTGGGCGACACTGCAACAAATTATAAAAAGATTGATTTAACAGGTGTACGTCAATACAAAATGGCATATTTAAGAGCTGCTAGAGAGTACAATAAATTACGTTATCAACGAGTAAGTATTGAGACAGAAACAACAATGGACGGGCGTTTATTGCTACCAAATCAGCGAATTGATATTGTCGATAATACGCGCTTTGATAGTCAAGACGGTGAAGTGATTGCACAAAGCGGCCTTACTCTTACTCTATCGCGTAATTTAGTTTGGGGAGTAGGTGCGCATAGTATTTTATTGATGAAAAGAGATGGCTCTTTAGAGTCTATCGGCTGCACCGCAGGAACAAACGCTAATCAAGTGGTTTTAGATAGCACACCAAGCGAGGCGATAAACACGACACATGGGGGCGCAAGTGGTGTTAGAACAATATTTAGTTTTGGTGCGGATAGCGTAGCCAACGCTAACAGTTATCTTGTGCAAGAAGTTAATATCTCTGACAAATCATATGTTAAAGTAAGTGCTATTAACTATGATGCAAATTATTATAGTGATGATTTAGAAACAATCCCGAATCGTGAGGATGTATTATGACTCAAATTACAGTAGCAGACTTAAACAACGCCAAATTAGATGTTGATACTATTGCAGGAATTGCAAACAGTACAGCAAATACCGTAACTGACAGAAATGGTCAAACAAGACGCACTATTTACTCGTTACAGAACGAATATCCTAATGCAAGTGATAAAGCAGCAGCAGCTTTAGCTAGTGCGACAAGTGCATCAGCAAGCGCGGCAACTGCTCAAGCTGCAAAAACAGTAGCAGAAGGCGCGAGAGATGCCGCAATTATTGGTGCAGGAGTTTATACAACAGAAGCTGCAGGACGTGCAGCCGTAGCAGACGGACAAGCGTTTAAAGTGCAGGGAAGCGGCGATGTTGCCGC